GGGTCAGACCATAGAGTTCTGTTCTGAGTGAACTTCTGCTCATCAATCTGTGCGTTACGTACAGATATAATAGTCTCCTGTGTGGTCTGTAGGATACCTGTAGCAGCGTATTCTGTCTGTGCTGATGACTCAGACTCACCTTGTACCTGTGAATCATTAGTTGTATCAGATAGTCGGAAGATACGTGTACCTGTCTTGAACTTAGGGTTAGTTGCTTTGCTAGGATCTGGTATAAAGAATGTACCTTTAATGAATCCTGCTGTATCTGTGATTAGTCTTCTTTCTTTAACCTTTGCTTTAGCACCTGAACTTTGTCCGACAAGGATTTCATTCGGGATTGGATTGCCAGAATATGCTCCGAGAGCTTGAGCAGCAAGAGCACTGGTATCAAGGTTGATCCAGCCGAGGTTGGCGGTGTAGTCTGAGACCGACGATATATTAACGTTCGTGTATGGGTTGACTGTGTAGTTATCATTTGGTTCTAGGATACGTAGTGTACATCCAGAGGTGAGACCTTTAACTGTCTCTCCAACTTGGAAAGGTGTGCTGTTTGTGTCTGCATCATCATTAGGGTTCTTTGTCACCTCAAGTAGTTTAGGTGTAACGAATGCTTTGATATCTACTCCATCAAAGAATGGATAGAATCTTGTCTTAGGTTTTAATTTCTCACCCTTAAATTCTATGTTTCTAGAACGCATGTTCTGTATATGCTCTACAGATACAACCTTGTTACCAAGACTTTGCTGTTCTATGATAGGTGTGATCTTATGTCTTACACCTGTTCTTGTTTGATCAGTTCTGATTCTAGTGAATGTCTGTGTTCTAGTTCTACGGTTCTTACCCTTACCTGTAGTTACACGACGTTGCTCTGATACTTTACCTGACCATGTAGTCTGCCATGAACCCCACTGAATAGGTGTAATTCCATTCTGGTCAGCGTTCATTGAACGTAAACTTGTCATGTAGTTACCTTCAACCACAGGACCTTGGATAGTAGCAAGAGACTTAGTGTCTACCCAGTCATCTGAGGCAGGAGTCAACTTGATGTCACCAATAAATGTGAATACGTTAAATGGGTTTACATTCTCTAGAGCAGAAGCATATGGTTGGTCAACTAATACTATATCTGTGTATGGTAGTGTGACTAGATCACCTGTCTGTCTAATATTGCTAGATGTAGAACTAACAATAAGAGGTAGGTTAGTTGTATAGTGTGACGGACGCACATGTCCTTCTTCAAAGTCTATTGATACTCTATAATCAGGATGGAATGTGTCACTGGTCGCTAGTGATGCGAAGTTATCAACGATAAATCCATTCTTGAATCTATCCATACCATTACTGTCACGCACAGCAAATGTAGCAGTCTCTGCTTCTAGTAGAGATAGCTGTGTATAGTATTCAAGAGTCTTGATACGAGCTTCTAATGATTGTATATCTCTAAATGTATATCTCTTATAGTTTGTTTGCTGAATGGTGATATCTTCATCTACATTGAACACATATGGTAGTATGGTCATTGTAGCAAGGAGCATAGCGTCTTCAGGGTCAGCTGGTTCTACAGGTGTCTCTGATGGTTGTCCATTGATGATGACAATCTTAGCGTCATTATTAATACCGACCTTATCAATTCTACCCAAGTAATACTGATAGGATAGGATTGTAGTATCTGCTTGACCAGGTATACCTACAAGGTTACCAGTGAATGCTCTATCGGAAAAGTTAAAGTATTCAGTGTCTGTATGTACATATGGAGAAGTCCTTGTACCAGTGCCAGATATCTTATCTGGAACCATTGGACGGAAGTCCAAACCATTTCTTAAACCAAAGTCACCAAAACTAGGAATGTCTTTATAGTCAGCAGTAGAATATGAGTCAACACTATAGAATCCTTCTCCTGATGTAGTGTCAAATCTATCAAAGATAACTATCATTCTACGAGTAGGAGCTGCGTATCCTGACTTCCTTACAATACGAGAGTAATCATAATACTGATCTCTTTGACCATTTTCTAACTCATAGGAAGATGTAATGTTGTTAGCACCTGTTCTGATTGTACCTACTGTAATCTTACCACTAGCAGTAGGTGTAGATATATTTTCATCACCTGTAAAGTTGTTGTCATTCAGCATCACATAGAATACTGCGGTGCTGTTAAATGATACGATCTGTGCCTTAGCACCTGATGATGCACCTGTTAATATCTGTCCAATCTCAAGTGTACCTATGAGGTTACTATAACCAAGATTAGGAAGTTCAGGATCAGCGTCATCTGAAGATTCATAGATTGCTTTTAATGAGAATACGTCAGCACAACCTAGAGAAATCTGTCTGTCTTCTAGTCTATGTCCATATCCTGCTGTAGTTTGAGTCAAACCATTTGCTGAAGAACCAGATGTATGGTCTATTCTCAACACCTTCATACGTTGTGTTGTCTTTGCTTTAGCAGTTCTGTTACTTGAGTAAACTGTTGCTATAACAATTACTGAGGTAACACCTGTTAGTCCACTGATAGAGGCACTAGCATCGCCAGGATTAGATGTAGTAGTTACACCATTCAATCCGACTGTATATGAGTTTCCTGCGTTAGAACCACCAGTAGCGATTATTTGGAAGTCATCTCCATCGGTAGGATCTCTGAATGTAAGGTTACTTCCTGCTGTGACTGAGAAAGTTCCTCCAGATACTGACTCGGTGTAACTCTTTCTGAAAAATCCAAGTGGAGCCACAGCAGACCCAGAACTATTAGTGGAAGTTGACTTAACAGCGTCCTTCGGAATAGGCGATATAAGCGTTCTCTTTTGTGCTTCCCTGATTTGAGGTCTAAGTAAAAGAATGTTTCCACTGATTGCTCCATTAGCTAAGTTATTCGATGTGACTCTTGAGATGGCGATCTCCCCTGCGTTGGTGATCGACGTGACACGTACCTCATGTGATAGATCGTTGTTAGAGAATGCTAAGATGTCATTGACTCTCAACTGAGACACAAAGTTAGATAGTGATGCAGTTAGTGTAGCAGTTGCGTTGCCAGATGTACCACTTAATACAGGTGCGTTAGCAGATACTACTGCTTGTAGATCAAGCATAAGATGAGCAGTAAATCCTGACTTATACAATGACTTAGCATCAGTAAACTGATAGTTTGTGACACCTGTAATTGTACCAATAGATGTACTAGGGTCTTCGTCTAGAGCGATAGTCTCGTTAATGAATGTACCTGTGACACCTTCTAATGAAACGTTTGAAGCACTACCACTTGTTCTGGAGAATCCAGTAGCACCAGATGTCATACCGACATACTTCTTACCAGCTACCCAAGTAACATTACCTGACATTCCAAGTGTGGTGAACAGATCAACGTCAGCAAGACCTACACGATATAAAGTTGCTGCTGTGTTCCTAGCACCACTATCGAATGAGAATGAGAATACTCTTGCTTGTCCTATAGCAGTACCAGTGGCAGATCCACTAGAACTCTTTCTATCATATAAATCAACTGTATCATATAAATTTACACCACCATATAGATTATTAACTAATACAGCGTTACCGAAGTCAGATGATATTGCCTGAGCGTCAGCGGCTGCGAATGTTCTTGGTTTAACTACATCTTTAAATGTGTTAGCTAGTTTTTCTGTTCTATATCCTGAAACGTATGCTGTACCTGGTGAGATCTGTACTGCTAGATGCTCCTCTACAGGAGTATTACCATCTTGTGTAGTCTGATCTGATGTGTATACACCATTATTGAATGCGTCGTTAAGGTTCTCTCTTACGTCTATACTAAATCTCTTGACATAGTAATCACCAGACTCTTCTTTAGTTCTGGTTGCTAATACATCGTTAATAAATCCTAGATCACTACGCTCTACCTTATTTTCAATAGCACCAACATTGGTACGTAGTAATTCAATGAAGTCAGCAGAGTTAGGGTCTGCTAGATTCTTCTTAACCAGAGATAGATTGATTTTAAATCTATCAGCACCTGGTGCTGAGAAGTTTGTACTACCTATGGCATTATCATATAGAGTAGCATCTTCGTCAGCAGTTATAATTCTTTCTTCTACCTTTAGACCAACCTTATATGATGGGTTGTTAGCATACTGGTCTAATACAAGTGTCTGTTCTTCTACAGGTACAAAGTATCCACGAACAAAGTATACACCCTTACCTACGTTAGCTGTAGAACCTATTGATGTGCTGTTAGAGTTAAGTAACTGAGCAAGAGGTGTACCAGCTACGATAGTAGATGTACTGTATGTTATATCTTCTTCACATGTTAATATCTCACCAGATTGGAATACACTGGTTTCATTGTCGTCTGCTTTTGTCAAGTATGTCACATAGAATGACACATAACCACGAGTAGATGTAGTAGCACTGATAGAGAAATTAATTCTAGCACGGATGTTTGAAGTGGCACCCTTTACAACCTTGCCATTAAGTGCTTCTCTGTATAATTCTACTGGTAAGTTAAGATAATTATTTTGAACTAAAACTACTGGGTAATTTCTATTCAGCGTGATACCGCCAGGCACCACCATACTACCTTCCTTATAGACACCTTGACCAAATGTATCAATTTGGTTTTGTAAAAGTGACTGGAGGGTAGTTAGTTCTCTTGCCTGTACTGGGAAGCCAGGTTTAAATAATACTTTTAGAAATCCCTTATCATCGTCGAAATCGTCGAAATAAGGAGATATATTCAGGTTAGTATTCTGTGCCATTAGAATTCAATTACTACTTTTAGCTCTTCGTTTTGGTCTGTTGATCTAGTGATCGGGTTCCTATTGTCTATGTAGAGGATTTCTCCAGAGTTAATTTCTACCTCTCCGTTAGCATATCCTTCAATAAATGACAGTCCTAACTCATAAACAGATACACCAATAGTGATTTGAGTCAATGGTACAGATGATGTACCGAAGTTTGAATCGGGTGTAGCAGTCACAATATCAGAAGATGTAATTTCATAGTTTCCTGAGAACTCCACGATATTACCAGAGGTGACACCATCATTAGAATCTTGATAGTATCTTAGAACCTTCGTATTAGAATCGTAGGAGATAACATATCCCTTCGCACCTGTTGTGGTTTGAGTGATAGTTGTGCCAGGTGAAAATGTTCCACTAGGTGTACCTGTACCAGACTGAGGGAAGATTAATGCTTTAACAGCAGATCTTGTGTTCTGATCTGAAATAGAGGTAGTGTTATAATCATATGGATTGAGAACCAAACCAACTCTACGGAATGTAAGGTCAGTTGGGAAGTCTACAAATGCTGTTGATGTTTCTAGTTTAGAAGCAAACATGAGACGGTAAGCACCAATCTCTCTCGTTGCATCCTTACCATGTCCACCGTTAGGTGGAATGATGATATCGAGATCAGCACCCGATCCACCAGCTCCAATGTTAGCGATTAGTCCAACATCTATTGTTGCGAAACTGTAGTTAGAACCAGAGTTAGTAACAGTCACATTAGTGACAGATCCAGACTCTACAGTCACAGAACAGAATCCTTGAGTACCACCGTTTATTTCCCAATCACCACGAATAGGTACGTTAGTGTAGGTGTCATTATTATATCCTTGTCCTTGGTTCTCAATAACAACGGTGTCAATAGAACCAGGTCCAGCAGCAGCCTGTACCAAACTATTCTCAAGTACAGGTATAAACTCTGTAGTAACAAATTTTAGAATATTATCAGCATCAATAGTGTACATATATTTCCAACGATACTTATAATCTGATGAGTCGTTGGTTTCAATAACTGTAGTTGATGTTCCTGTTGGTTCAACCAATGAAGGTCTACCTCTAGGGTATGTGGGAGACTGACCGTTGTACAAACATTTGTACACGTTGAAGTCAGAGTTCATCACATAGAAGTTTGAGTCGTATAGACGAGTCGCACCATTAGCGGTAGTCTTAGCAGGACTGTAGTCAGGTTTGTACATTGAATATGTACGACCTGTTCCACCAGTAGTCTCTGTAGGATCTATCCAATCGACTCTGGGTACAACAAGAGAGGTATCAGTAATATCTACTCTTTTAAACGCAACTGAATCCGCATATGCACTTCTATGATAGGTGAAACTATCAATAGGTTCGTTGGTTGGAGGGGAATCAGGTGAACCCCATGCTTTAGCTCGTCCAACAAACAAATACACTTTATTTGCGTCCGATCCAGTACTACCGAGAGTGTTGCGAAACGCTTCGGCTGCGTAAATTCTAAATTTATCGGTTACAAGTGCCATTAGTATAGGGCTTTATAGGTTATTTATACTGTATACACACGGATAGTTGGAAGTATCTCCATTGTACCCGATGCTGTCAAACTTACTGGTAGTGTAATTGAGAATGTAGTGTCACCTGTGCGTGTGATCTTGTATGTTCCATTTAAGGAATCAGCAGGATAACTACCAATCGCAGATGTGAATCTAATGAACCTCTCCATACCAGTTTGGAGATAATGATTATTACCCATTGTGATGGTTACACCAGTTCCTGAAGCATTAAATGTTCCTGCCTCAGGTCCGTTAGCATAACCAAATCCTAGTTGAGTTCCAGTTGCTTTATATCCTCTACCGTTGGTAGTAACAGTAAATGTCTCTGCTGAGTAATCTACAGAACCATATAAAATTCTTTCACAACTCCATGTCGCAGTAGTAGTATTATAATATGGAAGTAATAGTTCTCCGTTAGTTGGGAATCCAACTCCATTATTATAATATGCGTCAAGAACAGGTATAGTAGCGGTCTGTACGCCAATAGAACTGACTAACTGTGTACTGTATAAGAATACACCGTTAGAGATCGCTCTGTCCCTCTGTGTCCTCTCTAAAGCGAGTGGATGATATGGTGTGACAGATGGAGCAGTATTGTAATTAGAACCACCTTGTAGGTTTTTGACTCCTATAACTTTACCACTACCTTGTTCAATAATAGTCTCAGCAAATGCTCCTGATCCACCTCCACCACTAAAGATAAGGAATGGAGCAACCTCGTAGTTAGATCCTTGGTCAATGATTAAGACCTGAACCACTCTACCGTTCACCACAGTGGCAGTGAAGGTAGCTACATTAGGTCTTAGACCTGTATATTCATATGTATCTAAGGAGGAGGAACTCGCTATGGTAGCAAGTCTTCTGATATCTCCTTCTGACTGTACCTGTAATAGGTCGCCAGGATCAAGAGAACTGAATGTGTCCTCTGTTACAATGTCAAGGTTAGAACCAGTGTAGATGTAAATTAATACCTCACTGCCAGCTCTAGGTGCCTCACTAAACTCAAGGATAGATCCATCAAGTGTGTAAGCAACCTCTGGTTCCTGATATACACCGTTCAAGAACATCACAAGGTTATTAGCAGGGATTACCTCATTAGAATCTGATTCTAGTGAGAATGGTTGATCGTTCTTCTTAAGTATGAATGTTCTCTTAGTACCGTTCATGAATGGTGCTATGGAATCCATATCTTGTAACTGTCCCACATAGAAACAGTAGAAGTCCATATTACCTTTCGGTGCCTCAGTAAAGTTGATTGTAGATGGAGTACCAGAGTAACTATATGATTCACCTAACTCCTGTATGTGTGAGTTCAAGAATAATAAGAACCTGTCGTTAGCAGGAAGTGTGTATCCTGATCCACCAACTGTAGCAGAGAACCCAGTTGTTGATCCGTTGAATGTAACTGTCTCTACCTCAACTTGGAATGAGTTACCTACTGTGCCACCTACGTCAGCAGGATCTACACCAAGTATGTCTGTATTCTTATATCCATCTCCACCAGAAACTAGAGTTACACTTGTCACAGCACCAGTAGTTCTTGCTACAGGAGCACTCTGTGTACCCGCTGCTGTGCTTGGACTACCACCAGTCAGTGATAATGTAGGTGTAGAACTATATCCTACTCCTGTCTCTTGTACAACTATTCCTTCTAAATGTCTACCTACAATCGCTGCTGCTGTAGCAGTTGTAGTTACTGTGTCGGCAGCATTCGCAATAATCTCAATAATGACATCGTTATATCCAAATCCACCTTGATCAACTGTAATACCAGTGACAGCCCCACCAGACACAGTAGCGGTAGCAGAAGCATTAAAACCAGTGTTAGACGTAATTCTGACTGTTGGTACGTTATTGTACCCAACTCCTCCGACGAGGATTCCGATTGATTTGACATAACCTCTTGCTGCTAATTGTGGTACATAGGATCCAGCTGTGGTTGGTGATCCACCTGATATCTGAACTGTAGGAGCAGTCTCATAACCATCACCATGATTACCGACTGTACGTGTGATACCACTAAAGTTACCTTGGTTCAATGCATTGTATGCTAGATCCATCAAGGTGTCAACAGTTGCTTGTACCTGAGTACATGCTTCTCTAGTTCCATAACCTTGCTTCACAGCATTAGCAGTAGCACTCAAGAATGTATGTGTATAGTTTCCACCAATAGAAAGAGCATTGTTCAGAGATGACACATATGTGTGTGCTGTGGTGTTGGTAGATACACCAACGTTGATTGATATTCTATCAATAGAAGAATCTACAATATCTATTGCTTGATCGTATGCCTGATCTTTCTTCTGCTTCAATCCATTATTTGTAGCAGTTACAAAAGCATGAGTTGTTGTGTTTGTAGAAGGTATAAAGTCTAATACTCTAACTTTGAATGTATCATTAGTGACATTTCTAATTCTTAACCACTTACCTGACACTGGGTCGGTAGAACGTGGGTATGTATGGTTAGAACCATTGCCATCTTCAGCACATGTGAATGTCAATGAGTCATCGTCAAACTTAACGTAGTCACCCTTTCTCATAGAATGTCCAACTACAGTAACTACCATGTCACCGTCAGCAGGAGTGTATACAGCACCTGTTACAGTGTGGTTGATGATGTCAGTTCTAGGATAAGAATGATTAGAAGCATTACTATCTTCTAGACATGTAAATGTGATACCACCATCGGCAATCTTAAGAGTTGTGCCTCTAACATGTAGATTATATGCTACGACTGCCTTGAATGTATGAGCAGTTGTGTTAGTAGATGGAGCTGTGTTTAATACTTGTACTTTAAATGTATTTCTAGTTACTTCTGTAATAGGTTGCCATAGTTCACTGATAGGATCACTGCCTCTAGGATAAGCATGGTCGCTACCATGACCATCTTCAGCACATGTGAAGATAATTGAGTTGTCATCTATAATAATCTCATCTGTATCTGATAAACCATGATCCTCACAGGTCACAGTCATGATACCTGTAGTAGGATTGTAGTCAGCACTGTCTATAGTGAGTGTTCTCTCAGATCTTAGTCCATGAGGTAGAACAACAGCACCTGTAGCAGCAGTTACGAAGGTATGAGTATGTCCACCACCACTCTGTACAGCGTCAGTAGCAACATAGCCTGGTTTCCATCTATGCTGTGTAGTATTAGATGATGTACCAACGTTGACTGTGATACTATTGTCAGTTACAGCAGTAATTGCTAGAGCATCTCCACTAGCAGGGTCACTACCTCTTGGATATGAGTGATCAGTCTGATAGAGATCTAATAAGCACTGATATACAAGAGAGTTATCTGTAATAGTGATGGTATCACCTACCTTGAGGATGTGATTACCAATAGTTAACTCAGCAACACCTGTATTTGGGTTGTAAGTAGAGTCAGTTACAGTGTGATTGACTAAAGGACTAGGTCCTACGTTGACTGTGATTGTATTAGTATCCTTAGCAATGATTTTTAGTGCCTTATCATAGTATGGGTCTTTACCAAATCTAGGATATGTCTTCTGATCATTGTTACCGTCCATTGAGCATGTAAATGTCAATGAGTTAGGTCTAAACATGATCTCTTCACCAATCTCCATGCTATGTACACCTATGTTCACTGTCATAGATCCTGTGTTGGCATTATATGTGGCAGCAGATACGTTGAACTGTGTATTGTAGACTTCCATGTCCATAATACCTGTAGCTGGATTGTAGTTAGCACCTGTGATCTGATAATTTACAATAGGAGACTCTCCAACATACAATGTGATTGTAGTATTTGTCTTAGAAAGGATAGGAAGTGATTTACGGTATGCCCAGTCAGTAGATCTAGGATATTTGTGGTGTGTTACACTACCATCTTGAGAACACTTGAATGTCAATGACATATCATCAAGTTTAACTCTTGTTCCTACCTCTAGACTATGAGATCCTATTGTTATCTCTACATTTCCATTAGCAGCAGTGTATACAGCGTTAGTTACGTTGTACTGAGTAGCATCAGTGCTCTCATATGCTGTGATTGTAGGATCTTTATACTGTGACTTGGTTGTAAGATTAAGTTCTGGATATGTCTCGAATGATTCCTGCTGTATTGCTTTCAATACCATCTGACGTGCTTCTTCAAACACATAGAGTGTCTCTGCTTCCTCTCCTGATACATGATTACCTACGAAGTACATGTTCAGTGTGTCATACAGAGTATGGTTACCACCGTATGCCACGTTAGTAGCAACTGCGTTCAATACATCTCTTGTATCAGACTTACATTGTCCATCACCTAATCCAGGTGAGTTGAATCCAGTAGGAGCAGTCCTTGTAAAGGCACTCATAGTGTTTGTATCTACTGCTACCTCTACAATATTCATTAGAGTGTGTACTGTTGCTCTAGCACTAGCACACTGGTTGTCAGATCTAGTAATACCACCATCATATTTCTGTGTCTCACCATGATCACCTATCACAGTGACTGATTCGTTTGATAATACCTGTTGAGCAATCTTATCTGCTTCCCTGAAAGCATAAATTGTATGAATCTCTTCTCCTGCTACGTGTGCACCATCAACATAGTACTTGGCAGCATCATATACCTTATGGTTACCACCAAACTTAGCATTGATAGAAACTGCTTCTAATACATCTCTTACATCATCTACACAGTCTTCGTCATTACCTGTTGGTTCTACAAATAGTGTTGGTTCTGTCTTAGTGACATGTACCATCAAGTCAGTATTGATAGCAGTAATAACAATATCAACAAGCGTACTGATAGTGGACTTAGCACTAGCACACCCGTCGTATATGTAAGTAACATCTTCAAAGTACTGTTCATAACCATGATCTCCTGCGACTGATACTGTTTCATTTAGAATTATTTTGTCCATCAGACCTTTCATCTGATTGGTAGCAGCGATTGTCTGCTGTTCTTCACCTTGTATTACACTACCCGCACTATATGCTGATGTGTAGTAGTAGGCAGCATCATATACCTTATTATTAGCACCAAATAGTAAGTTGAAAGCAATAGCTTCCAAGATATCCATTAGGTCATCTCTACAATCCTGTTCTGTGTATCCTTGAGCATGTGTGTAGCCAGGATAATCAACAGTCTTGAATAGGTAGTATGCTTCCCATACAATAAAGTCTTTGTTTGCCATAATCAAGTTATAGGCATCAAAGTGTCTCTTATTAGCAATAGTATATGGTATATCAGCATGCATCCTATCCACTGCTTCTCTAGCAATGAAATCTTTATTCATCAGGATAAGGTTAGATGCATCTGCTACCTTATTATCTGTAGGTGTGCCAAACTCGTTCATCAGTCCCACAGCAATATCTGCTATGACACCTGCGTTGTTATCAATTAGAGTTCTAGCATCACCAAATTTATTATTCTGAACAATAGTAGCACTATCAAGTACATTTGTTACAACTATGTTACCAGTTGCCCCCGATCCGTCTGATAATTTGTTAGTGAATGAAATACCGTTGTATGTACCAGCTGTGTACCCAGTGCCTTGGTACACACCATCAGTTGTATTAAGACCAGTGATAACATCTCCAAACTGATCCAACTGGAAGTTCCCAGAGATATCAGATCTCTTGAAGTACATGATAATAACTGTTGAGTTCCTCATAGGAGGTTCAAGGAATGATATTGTACTACCTGATAGAGTATATGACTCAGGGTTCTGTACAATACCGTTGATAGTTACCATCAACTGATTCTTATTTGTAGGTGTTGTTTCTGTGCTTCTAGTTCTTAACTGGAAGTTCTTGTTCTCATCATCAAACTCAACTGCTAGTTGATGCTGTGAATCTGTTGATAGTGCTGTAATGTCTACAGTAGTATCAGCAATACCGACATTGATTGTTACGTCATTTCCACTTACATCAGTAATTGCTAGTGGTGTGTTGTAGGCAGGGTCTGTTGAACGTGGATATGCATGAGTAGTAGCATGGTTATCACCCGCACAAGTAAAGGTAAACGCACCTAGTCCTAATGTAATTGTATGACTGGTAGTCATTGTATTACTAGAGACTGTGAATACTAAGTCACCAGTCTGAGGATTATATGTCGCAGCAGAAGGTGTACCAGTAAATCCATTACTACCTGTGAGTGGTAAGGCACTTACAAATGTATGAACAGATCCACCTGTTGTGGTAGATAATTTAAAGTTATCGTCATCTACACGTGTGACATAGTACTTACCTACTGGTAAACCAGTTAGAGTCGTACCAAGTCTGATATTTGGATAGTTGCCGACGTTAGCAGTAGGTACGTTGCCAGGATTGTCAATAGCATCCCATACAATCTGAGCGAGAACTGTGATTGCTGATTGTACATCGGCACATCCACCAGGATCTTGTGTAATTGTGACATCTGTAATAGGTAATAAATTTTGAATTGCTTGTATGGCAAGATCTCTAGCATATTGAATAGCAGCAATAGTCTCAACTGTCTCACCGTCGATATAGACTACAGTACCACCAATAATATAAGACTCAGCAGCATCTACAGAGAACTTGTTACCACCATAGCGTAAATCATTACACCATGCGATAACTACAAGACGTAAGTCTCTAGCACACGTCTCAGGGTTGTAATCTGGTTTAGTTCCATCTGTCAAGTTAGGATAACTCTGCTCTAACCATGTAATAGTGGTAGAAATGATATAGTCTAAGTTGCTTAGTATTAAATTACGAGCATCTTGGTATCTGTCACCCTGTACAGTGTAAGTTACTGACTGGTTACTAATAAGTCCATGATTAGTAAAGGTGATAGTCTCATTTGATATGTTTACGACACTGCTATCTGTACCATCAAAGGTAATAGTTCTCTGATTAATAGCATCTAACTTGTCAACAACAGCAGTTAAGATCTTTCTAACGTCTAGTAACTGTTTACCAATGACTTGGATGTTAGTTGGGACTGTTGCTGTATAATCTGGTTTACCAAGTACAAAGTTCTCGATACGTGCTAACTTACCTGTGTTAGACGCAGATGGTTTAGGTACAAAGAAGGTTGTTCCATTAAATGATGAGTTCTCATCACCAAATCTCTGTTCCCACCAGTCATTAGTATCTGGGTTAGAAGGATTGTAATATGATCTACGTTGATATCTCTTAAATGCTGATTGTGATACAACCTGTGTACCTAGTACCTTGAAACCAGCTGGGTGAGCAGAATTCTTAAATTGGTTCTTCCAGTCCCGTACGTTGATTGGCGAGTTGACCACGTATGAGAACTCTTGGTACCTGTCACTATCATATAGACGCTGATCGTTAAGGTCAAGTATACCAGTAGTACGCTTAAACTCAGCAGTAGCAGTGGCAATAGGTGATACAGTAAAGTTAGCGACTGATCTGTCAAAGTCATGTATTTCTCCAAAAGCATTAGACTGTAAACCGAAGACTGGTTGGTTAAGAGCATACTCTCCTAGTTCTACCTCTACTGCTAGAATCCTACCTTTAGGATCCCATGCCTTAACTGTACCTAGAGCAGAGAATGATGCTGTGGATGCACCTTGATATAGTTTCTCTCCAATAGAGAATGACGCAGGAGTCATTGTGACTGTGATCTCATCTCCTAGGTCTGTAGTTGTTAAATTGAATGTTGCTGTTCCACCATCACCAATAGAGGGTTGTGATGTTATTGTTTCTGCTGTTCCATCTAAAGCATTTGATAATGTTGTTGCTACCTTGAGTTGGTTACTAGCAAGACCATTAGCAAGTGTAGGTGATATAGCATAGTAAGTTGTATTTGCTACAAGAGGAGAAGGTAATGTACCATCAACCTCTACTAACTGTATCTCTGTACCTACAGGGATCTTAGTATCGTATGGGAAGTTAAGTGTGCTATTAGATTGTAGTGGAACGAATGAGTGTGTAATCCTTGCTCTTACAGCAGGGGTGCTAGAGAATCCTTTACCAGGATTTGCTATTGTAATTGCCTGAATAACTTCGTTGTCAATAATAGCATCCATAACTGCACCGCTTCCACCTCCACCAACAAGTTCGATTGTTGGTTTGGTAACGAAGGATCCACCCCCGTTTGTAACAGTGAAGAAGTCAACGATTTGAGTTCTTGTGAGCTGTAGATTATAGTTTGTATTAACGCTTGGTTTGAGGGTTCTATCATGACTGTAGTTGTACGTGATATTGTCTCCACCAAGACTGATGATCTTACCTAGATCACTAGACTTGAGTAGTATGGAAGCACCATTACCAGTACCCTGCTTAACTGTAATAATAGGAGGATTCTGGAATCTAGTTCCTGCGTTCTCGATAACAATAGTACTAACAGTCTCGTCAATGATCTCAGCACGTAGCACAGCTCCTATACCTGTACCACCAGAGATTTGAACTTCAGGAGCAGATAAGAAACCTGAACCAGAGTTAAATACGATAACCTCATCAATAGAGGCATCAATAGTTGTAGAAGTGACTGCCTTACGTACGAAGTCTAAAGTTTCTACCTGAAGAACAACGTTATCAGCTGAACTACCACCTGTAATATCCTCACCACGAACAGTAATAAGGTCACCAATAGAGTAGTTTGCTCCACCAGCTAATACATTAGCAGTGGTTACATCTTGAGTTGAAGCAGAGATGATCAGTTGTATTGACACCCCACTACCACCTGTAGGTGCTACAGACTCCTGTGCTACAGTGTAGGTGCCTGGTGTAAAGTTAGCAGATGTGTTCTGACTATTAATACTCAGGGTAGCTACACCACCGTAGAATGGATCGTCAATAAAGATTTCTGGGGCAGTACGGTAATTACTACCTCCATCTCCATTTATAGCTATATTACTTATAGTTCCTATCTCAGGACCTGATGAAGGAACGATAGCAGCAACAGCTGCTTGCTGACCTGATACTCCTGATATCTTTGCTTGGTTTGATCCTGCGAATATCTTATTACTGTTAGCATTACCAACAGTGAACATCAAGAAACCACGACTAGCAGCACCTGTTAGGTTGTTACGTAAAGGTTGTACTCTAAGTGTAGATGAATTTGGATCCCAGCTAATTACTTTACCTCTAGCAGTGTCAGTGTCTAGAATTGTCTTAGATGCTACAACGTCACCCGCATTGAAGTCACCGAATATCTCGTCTAGTATTAAGTCGACAAAATCAGGCATTGAGCAGACAACAGCAGGAGGGTTAGAACCGTTATATCCTATACCCGCATCAACAACAACTACGTCTTCCAATTTACCAGAGATAGTAGCAATCGCATTAGCACCACCACCTGACCTCTCTACACCTGTAAACTTAGGAAGTGTAGCATAGTTTCTGCCTGGGTCACCAATATTAATAGTAGAAACACCACCTGAAGGGAATATTGAATCAGTTGAATATGCTATCTGGTTAGTTGCTGTATAATTGTTTTCTGGTTCTCTTGCTAAGATAAACTCAATAGTAGTAACAGTAGGAATCGCTGATACTGTGTTTGCTCCTAAGAATGGATCGTTAACTACGCTTAGGTAACTACCATCTATATTGCCATTGATGTCAAAGTAGAATAGTGTGCCAGGCACATCATTCAGAGATATGGTTATAGATATCTGCTCTCCTGTAACTGTGTCATTCTCTGAGTCAACAATATTCTTATATGTGAATACGTTAGTATTCTCCTTATCAAATGTAAATTCTAATCTCTTACCACTATTAGATGAATCTGATGTCTTGAACTTGTATAGATGACCATTGATCAAATCTATCTTAGGTTCTTTAACATATACCTCACATGCTGTGGTGATAGCAGTGTCTGTGATGATACCAACTGCTTTCTTGAACTGGAATCTTCTACCTGTGCTTATACCTGTGATAGTATGTGTACCATCATAGTCTGATGGGTTAGTTCCTGTAATTACAACCTCATCACCTATAGTCAACTGATGAGCAGCTGTGCCTCTACCAGTAAATTCCTGATTAATAGAGTTGGGTGTTAGGTAGAATCCATTAACACCACCTATATCACTACTAGCAACAGGATCTAACTGTTCGTTATTATAATATCCCTTTCCTTCCTTAGTAAGAGTAACGGATGACACTTCACCTGAGTCATTAACAACAATAGTGAACTCAGCGTCCTCACCAGAGGGTGCAGCACTATTGACTAATGGAACCTTAGTATATGTACCAGCTGTACCACCACTACCAGACATGAATGTCCAGAGGTTCTGGACTAATCCACCTGTCTTCTTGACATTACCGATATCAATAGAGAAGTTCTGCCCTGTACCGCCAATATTTGCGATATTAGCAGTTAGTGTGTCACCATCGCTATATTCCTTACCTTCACCAACTATAGAGACTGATGTGACTGTATTACCACTTACAATGACATTAGCGGAAGCATTTGACCCTGTACCGCCTACAAGAGGAATACTTGTATAACTTCCGTTTGTAAGTCCTGTACCGCCAGTAATCGTTAAATTCGCCTGTACAATTCTACCCTTTGAACTAATCGTGAAATTAGTCAAATCAAAGTATTTAAAGTGATATTTGTTGTTTATAATCTTTACATCGAATTCACGGGTGTATTCATTGTCACCAATAGAAATATCGACAGTATCGCCTATTTTTAAGTAATGGGCAGATCCTGTAGTAATAGTTCCTGTAATTATGTCTGTAGTCGAGTTTACGCCAAAAGCAATCGAGTTAGTGTCCGTTCCAGAGATTTTAGACACTCTAGCGGATACACCGCTTCCTCCAGTGCCTGTTTCGTCAAATATGAGTCTATCGTTAACTTTATAGTTGAATCCCGCACCTTCGATCAAATACTGGTCTAATCCGCTTGAGAAGTACCTATTTGTCGCAGCAACGAATAATGAGTCAACAGATCCACCTCTGATCACTGGGAAGTAATCAAAGTAACCAATACCAACATCTACGAATCCAATGAAGGTAGAATCGTCTTCTAGGACTATAGGAGTCGTAGAATCTTCTAAAGCAAGTATATACTCGACTGGGTTGCCTTTATTCTTTCTTCTGACTAATGCGGTGTCTGTAGCAACATATGGACGCTTATATCGAACTGCGTCTTCTGTAAAGTTCCTTTGGAGTCCATTTCCCTTCCAGTTGATATCATTCGCTTCAGAATAGAAATTAGGACCTACAAAGTAAGGAAACTTCGGATTTCCTGTAGTTCCGTCTAAAGCACAGAAATATGCGTACACACCTAGCGGATATTCGGGTGTAACACAGAATCTACCATTATACTGATCTAAGTCACCTAATCCTTCGATATACTCGTAATCTTCGATATATGTTCCCATCTTGTCGATCTGTGCTAGATCATTACCAACTAACACATCTCTTTCATTTCTGATGCGATATGAGCTGATCATTTGCTTTATTTCATTATATGGGTTCTTATTCTCTCTATCTGTGTATGCGTAAGGTCCGTAGATAGGATGTCCGTCAAATGACCATCCTATGATTGGGGAATGCCTTGTTGGGTTTAATTCTGCGTATGTTGTGTCACTTACGTTGTCACCAAGTAAGAAACGCATCTTTTTAGGATTATAGAGGTATCCATACTCTCCACCGTAGATTCCGAAGTTAGCACCCTTCATTGAGATACCATTATTGCTATCTGCTTGTTTTGGTGATATAAAGAGTGGATCTCCAACTTCATCCGCACTAGCGGCTAAGTTCTTCGTTAATACTGGTAATTCGACTTGGAACGTTGCTCCAGAGCCAGGATAGACGATATCGACAGTTGTAGTACCAGATGTGTAACCAACACCACCATTAGTCACAGTAATGTTAGTAACTTGCTGTGTAGCGGAATTTATAGTCGCAAATGCAACAGCACCGACTCCATCTCCGTTAATAACGACATCAGGAGCACCATAGTAGTTACTACCACCAAATGTCAAAATAATAGATACAATTCTACCATTTACGATAGATGGGTAACCAACAGCACCAGATCCAGATACTAGAGTGATATTTGGTCTCTCGCTATAGTTTGTACCCGCAGTTGTGATTGTTATTCCTTCAGCTTCCAATCCACCACGAACAACCGCAGAAGCAGACGCACCTTCTCCTCCACCACCAGATATAACCACTGTAGGTACAGATTGGTAACCTGACCCAGATGCGGACACTGATATAGCAGTTATCTCCCCTGCTGTAATTGTAGCAGTCGCTGATGCCTCAACTGTGGGGTCACCACCAACAATACCAACTGTAGGAGCTGATGTGTAACCAGATCCACCATTATCTACGTTTACCGCAAATAGTGAACCAGATACGCTTACAGTTGCCTGAGCAGAGATTCCCTCAAACTCCCAGAGGCATCCTCCGTCCTGTGCGGGTGTAGTACTTGTATGTGTAGGTTCTGAACCTATTTCTGCGGTTTTACCACTTCCTAAGTTTCTATATCTGTATCCTAGACTATTTCTAATTCTTTGGTTAAGGAAGAACGCTGTATCTCTTGCGTGGAGTGGTTCAAACTCTACAATCGGTGGATTAGTGATATCGTAACCAGATCCCGCATTTACAACAGTAATCGAGCTTACACCACCAAATAGTTTCGTATCGTTTGACTTATATGAGAAAAACGGTACACCGTTGACACCAATACCAACTTGACCCACAGGAGACGGAGTTTTGATAGATTTGGTGATTGTAGTGAGAGGAATACGTTTTAAGTATCTCTGGTTGCCAGGATCTAGGTCATCCGAGTGGAAAGGTCCTATTTCATGACTTGGTACACCTGGTGACGCTATGATGGCGTGTTCTGTAGATTTATAGACATTCTGTACATCAGACGGTGTATCTTCTAATCCTAGACGTATAGATGTATCAGTTGACGTAGATTTAGCAAATTCTCGTGTAACTAAGAATCCTACGTCTACTCCACGGATGGGAGTGCTAGGAATCAGGATACTGAACGTAGTATTGGAGCTGACACCCAGTACAGTGAATGTATCGTTGTATACGTCCTCTGGTGCATTCAATATGACAACAGTGTCTTCTCTTCTCAATCCATGCTCTTGCTCAGTCGTAATATTTGCTACAACACTACCATCACTCAATGGAACGTCTAAAGTGAGCAATGTTCCGTTCAATAACTTCTTAACGTTGTATATAAAACTATTCCAGATAGGATCTAACGCATCGAAGCCTGGTTCTGATGGTGTGGTGACTTTTGAGTCCTGTAAGTAATATTTTCCCCCATCTACAATGTCTATACCTCTAGTACCACCAAATACGGTCAAACTAATCTTAGATCCGTCTCTATTGCTGTATCCGAAGATTTCATAGGAAGAAGTTACCTCAGATCCCGCAATATGGGGAGCAGAGACTGTATCCTGCCTCGCACGGGCACATCCTAGGAACTGGGTGACTGTTTTGTCTGTATAGTTGATAATCTCGTCATCTATACGAATAGAGCCGTTTATTTCTGGCCATCCGATAGTAGAGTCGACTGTTACGACATTTTCGCTCAAGTTGGAGCTTACGTCTTCAGATAAGAGCGTCTTGTACGGAGTTGTGAAGTTTCCTGCTCCATTTTCCGTATCAACGTCCAACTCATAGATCTTTCCATCTTCGGTGAACACCTCAACTACGGATTTAACGTATATACGTGCGGAGTTTACATTTGTATCGTTTGGATCGTTCTCTTGGAACAATACTTCACCTGTAAGTTCTACAGGGTTTCCGCTTATCGCTGTAGCACGAATTATCTCTCTTACAGTATAGAATGCATCAGATGGTTTGAATATTCTGTCTTTGGGGTACTCAATAACTGCCTCTACACCAAAGAGCACTCTCATCAAGTATTTGAATGACCTTGATGTACCCTTAGAAGCATAAAAGTCCTTAAGACGCTTAGTAACTGTTGATTGTTGTATCTGAGGAGCAAACTTACTTGGGAATGACTCAGCAAACTGATCTCTGAACCTCTGTAGTAAGAATAGAGGTAAAAGGTTGTTTAGGTTAACAACTGTCGACCCAAACTCGTGGGTTGCAGGTGTCGACTCACTAAAGGTGTACTCTTTGAGTGTACCTACCTTGGTAGTGGCATGAAAACCTCTAACGCAGTCAATAAATTGTGTTTGTCCCTTACTCTTATAGTATATGATTTCTTCGTCTATCATTAAGAGACCTTCTTTTGGAAAATCTCTAGTATTTCCTACGTCAATGACTGTTGAGTCAATAGTGATCCCAGAGGACGCTGTAGTCGACTCTACGAGGTCGTTTAGGCGGTCTATGTTATAATATTCATCTAGGTTCTGTATTATATCAACTGGGTTACCTTTCAACTCCAGTGCTTGATAGTAATACTTGATAAATTGTATGAAGTCAGGATAATCATCCCTAATAAACTGAGGTATCTGTTCCTCTAGTCTATCCGAGATCTTAGTTCTTGATTCTGGCGAAACCGATGCATCAATCGGGTCTACTGTAACCTCAGTTTGAGGTGTGACCCACGACGCAACTTTCCACGACGACTGCTCAGCTGGCATTACTAACTATAACTTGATTCTGGTACTACACCTGTTCCAGAGGTATTACTACCGCTAGAAATTTCATCATCAATTACATTAACAACTAGATTATCTATACCCAATGTCAAATAGGTCTCTCTGAGAGAAACAATGTCATTAGATTCAGGAGTCACGGAGAATTGGATTAAGTTGTCGGCAGAATTAACTACTTCAGTGATAACAAGGTCATTGATCGTCACTTCTCCCATGTGATAATCAATATTTCCCCAGTTTCCACCAATGTACTGTTTTGAACCATCCTGTGTCACATAATAGAGACGGATTGTTCCTAATCCATCGTCATTGAGGTAATACACTTGGTTTCCACCATCCGCACGTTTGAAACCATTAGTTTCTAGAGTTGGTGACTCCAACTGTGCGTTTATTCTGTTACCGAAGCAAATTTTGTAGTTAAATCTCTGATTTAGTGAAATAGTTACGTTTTTACGCATTTTCACTTTTGTAATGTTGGATGTGATAGATGGTTCTGCCTCATCAATCACTTTTCCGACTTTAGAGTATTTGAACTTACCACCAAACTTGTTAAACTCGGCAGAAGAGTTAACTGTCTCCAAAGTTCTGTAGATAATCTGTTTAATATCCTCTTGAGACCTTCTTGTATTATTTGGGTTGAAATAAACGTAAGTTGCTAAGTCAATGTAGACAACTGATGGATCCATGATCTTAGGTTCCACTGCTCCTACAGAATAAGAACGGATTTTCTTTGCTACTGCATCTTTTTCTGATATAGACAGACGATCTGCGTTCTTGGGTTTGATTACAACAATAACTTTACCGTATTCAGGGGGATCTGCTTCCTCACCACCAAAAGCGACAATAGATTGGACGTTAGGATAGATCTGAGGGATGATTACCTCATAATCCTTAGTAGTCACTGCTCTACCGAAGCTACTATAGAACTTAGGTGCAGCATACTTGATGCTATCAATGGTTTCTGGTTGTGCACCGCCATCAGGGGGTATATCCAGTGTTAATGAGATACCTGAAGTGATAGGAGCGTTACGGGAGTCCTTAACTGTGCCCGCAAAAGAGAAACCAGTCAATCCATTAGGTGCAGCACCTATAGATGTTGGGTATCTTGCTTCTATTACGTCACCGTTGACTAATGCTTCACCTAGGATACCATCACCGAACACTAGCTCTTGCTTTTTGCTCTCTGACTCCTCTAAGAAGAAGACTTTACTAATATTGCTTACACTTGTTATGTCTGTTGCTTGTAAATATGCATCAGTGATAGTTCCACGTGACACCTCGACTGTCATAGCTGACGTATCAGCGTTGAGGTTGCCTAGTACGAACCTTTGTCTTTCTGATTCCGTCTTAACGAAAGTATCAGTGATGAATATTCCTTCGTATGCTAATACATCATTAAATGTTGCTTTACCATCTAGTGTATTAACAGATACGATTAAATCTTTAGGTATAGAGAAGATATAGTTAGTTCCACCTTCCCCTGTAAAGGATGTAAATACTCCTTTGTTGATTTGTACTGATTCTGGGTACCCTCTACCATTAGACCCTGTGCCATATATCGTCTGTACCACCACTGTAAAGGTCGCACGGGCACTTCTAGCACTCCTTGGGGTATATCCTATTAGTTTAGCTAACTTTACTACGTTTTCTCTTAAAACTGCAGTGTCTAAGAAGTTCTCATTGATTGCTAGGTTAGCATTGACAGAAGAATAGTATGAGTTATAAGCAAGTACGTCTAATAGTGTGGACAGAGAGGATCCTTCAAAGTCATAGTCGCTAAATTCCGACTGTCCTTTTAAATATGCTTTGAGTTGTGCTTTAATCTCGTTAAATTCTAACGAGTTGACTTTGGTAAGTGCCATTATCGCTTCAGTATAACTTCTAAGTTGTCGATCACATTAGGTAGACCTGTGATTAGGTAATATATCTCAACCTGTAAGTCATTGTCTCTTTCATTGAATCTACTAATCACTCTATAGCATACAACACGTGGTTCGTATAGATTGATTATGTTCTTTATCTGTTCTTCGATAAGAGATGATTGGCCTGCATCAAATAGTTCAAACAATGCTCCAGTTATGTTGCCACCGTAATTCGGCAAGAATGGTTTCTCGTAAAAGTTGTATCGAACACTACT